TTACTTGTAACAGCTTGTGCTACAACTAAAGATATTTTTTGTAGTTCAGTTTCTGTCCACTCTTCACCCATAAGTTCGCTTGCGTCACCTACGTCAGCTATAGTAGACATAATAAGGTTAAATGGTTCAAAGTTATCATAACCAACACGTACAGCACCTAGCTTTATAGTTCTTGGTTCCCACTTACCATCTATCCACATCTGTCTTTTCTGTCTGTCAACTGGTCCGTTACCATTTAGATCTCCACGCATCCATGCCTGTGTAGCCATAAATACTACAGCAGAGCCTATCGCTAATCTACCTGTTTGTAAAGCTTTAGCATTAGCAAGTTCTGTAGCATTAGTAATACCATACTTACCTACCATATCTAAGTTTGCATTAGTAGCTAACGCAATATCATTAAATTCTTTTACAAGAAAGTTGAAACCCGGTGTATACTTCCCCGTTAAAGCAAGTCCGTTTACACCTGTTCTAGCAAATAAAAAGAATGGTTTAGCTAAAGGTGTAGATGTAAATACATCATTTAAACCTTTTGCAAAGCCTGTAAGTTCCTGTGTAAGAGTAACTTCTTTACGTGCAAACTTTGTAGCTTCATCTGTTAAGTTACCATTAGAATCAAATACCTGTGCATAAAAATCATCTTCGTATGCCTTCATTAATTTTTTAGTAATCTTAGGAGTTTGTATTCCATTACCTTGTAGTTCCAAAACTCTACGCATAGACTTTTCACGCATTTTAGCACGACCTAGTATGTATGCAAAAGCATCATCAGTTGCCGCCATAATTTTTGTAGAGTATGTTAAAAAGTTAGAGTCATTCATTTTGCGAGCCATGTTAGCTATACGAAATGCAGCCACATCTCCAGCATTAGCTCTACCACTATCTTCTGCCCATCTACGTATTAGCTCCCAGTTTTGATCGCCACGACTAAACTCAGAAAATCTAGTTTTTATAGTAGCTAAATCACCTTTCCAGTATGAATTTAGTTTAGTTCTAAATATTGTAAAGGATTCTGGTATAGCTTCTACCATGCCATTAACAGCTGATAGACTTGCTCGTAGTGTAGATGCGTCACCATCAAATGGATAACGTATTGCAGCACCTAGAGCTGTAGATAACGGACGTAAAAATGTTGCACTGGCTGTACCCATAATTGCACGAGCTGGTGTTTTAGGACCAGATAGTACACTGTTAGTCATCACACCTTCTAGTTCTCTTATCATAGCACCAGTACGGTCAATATCATTAGGACTTAACTTACCACCTTTAATTACTCTTCTCGCCCAGTTGTCAAAGTCCTCAAGAGTATTTACATTATCCATCATAGAAAATGCTTCTATCATGGCGTTCATTAAATCTTCGTCTTGATTATCCTTTGTAATCTTAAGTATTGACATAATCGACTCTTTAGAGTCAGCTACTGATTGCTGAACAGCATCTTCTATAGCTACAGTTCTTTGTTTACCAGCTTTTAAGTTTCTAAAAGAATCAGATTTTACAAATCTAGCTTTCTTAGTTTCGTATAAAGCTGTTAACATAGTGTCAACTATCTGTTTAGCTGGTCCATCTATATCATTAATATCTACTAAATCAGCTATTTCACGAGCAGCTATACCTGTATCTCTGAGTTGTTTCATTAACGAACCTAAAACAAGGTCAGCTACGACTACATTTTTAGATGTCCAAATAGCTTCTCCATCAACTATATCAGGTCGTGCTTCTAATAATTCTTTTAAGTATTCACCAGCCGACATGTCAGCAGCATTTCTACCTTGTGTGATTCGTTGGTGTGCGTCAATAGATTCTCTATATGTATTAACTAAAGTTTGTCTACTACCTTTAGCAGCTTCTAATTCTTTAGCAAACTTATCACTACTCATTAGTCCACGCATAATACGTTCGACTGTAGCGTCATCTGTTGCTCCTTCTTGTGCTATACGCTCACGCTCAAGTGGTCTGGTTACAGAACCTGTAGCTCCTTCTTCCTGACCCCACTCCTTGCGAGTTCTTGATAGCTGTTCACGAGCTACCTGTGGCTCTACCTCTGATGGATGTGCTCCTTGGTGTGCGTCAGATATAGGTGCGTTTTTGTCAGCTCTAAATTCAGCTTCTCCTTTACGCAACTGTGCTACACCAGCTTCTACTGTCTGGTCTTTAATACTTTTGTTACGTTTAACAATCTGTTCTATTACAGGTTGACTACCTTTCTTAAGTGTGTAAGCTAATCCGTCAAAGAATAGACCAAAACCCATACCTTCTACAATGTTTTTTATCTTCATCATAACAGGAGAGTCGGTATCCTTTGTGGATATAGGAGTATCAGCCCAACCATATCTATCACGTAACGCACCTAATGCGTTCTGCTCGTCTGACTCTTTAGATACAAGGTCAGACACAGCACCAATAGCTGCACCTCTAGCTAGTGTACTACTTGTAATAGCAGTTAAACCAGCTGGTATAGATACAATTCCTGTAGCTGCAACACCTTTAGCTGCTGCTATTGTACCAACTGCTAGAGATCCAAAGTGTACTAGACCTCTCAGTTGTTTACCCCACCAAGTTTTAGTTTCGATAGGGTTATCATATGCGTCAAAAGGTGTCCATTCTGGTTTATATGTACCAGTCTCTTCCCTCTCTCGTTGCATTTCTCCTGATAACGCATCTTTTGTACGCTCAGGAAAGGTGGCGATAGAGGATGCAGTATCTTGTAAACCACCTGATAGGATGGACTGACCCTCTTTTATAAAAGCTTTAGCTCCCCAAGTTTCCGCATTTCTGGGATCTTCTTGTTGAGCTAAGGCTTGCTCTTCATTTACTGAAGTTTCTTCTATAGCTGCTGCTCGTGCATCTTCTCTTTCTTTGACCTCTTTTAAATAGTCTTCAACACGTTCAGCAGCTAAATCGACATTCTCGTCGGTTATTCCATAGGAATCAGTCATCTGCCTCTTAGTTCTCGTTTACTTAATTTAGATCTTCTTAATTTTTCTGCTTCTGCTTGTTCTTTATCTTCTTTAAGAAGTTTGTCAAGGTTTTTCTGGTATCTTTCTAAGTCACTAAGTATTACTTTAGCAACATCAGCTTCTAAGTTTTGAAACTGAGCAAAGTAATTATTTTTTAGATTAGGAAATACTTGTTTAATAACTTCGTTTTCTTCGTTTGTAAAATTAACTAACTTTCTAAAGTTTTTAGTTTCTTCAGTTACAGCTCCACTAATAGAATTAGTACGATTAGCATTTAACGACATAAGGTTAATCACAGCTAAACTTTGTTGATCTTCTGTAAACTCTTTGTCTAAATCTATTTTACCATTTTTATCTAGATAAAGTATTTGTTCGTTAGTAAGTTTGTAACGACCAAAATCTGTAGAACCACCTTTTGCAAGGTTAACAAGTTGCTTTCCATTAAGCCTAGTCAAGCCTTGTCGTTCTGAAGTAACAGTACCACCACCTCTTGCAAAGGTAAAAGTAGTATCCTCTATTTGACTTGTACCACCACTTCGATTGATAGCGTGTTGAATTAAAAATTGTTTCATTTTTTCACCTTCTCCTGTAGAAAGGTGTCGAAGATTTTTTTGAGCAGTAGTTTTGTTTTCTACATCGTTAACTTCGTGGTAATCTTTTAGAATCTTAGCATTAAAGTTCATTAACTTTTTACCTTTCTGGTCATAGATACCAAGTTCTTTACCTCGAACTTCGGCAGCTTCATAACCATTTAGTACTTTAACCTGACCATCTTCTATAACTCTAAAACGTAAGTTCTTATAAAACATTCCTAATTCTTTATTTCTTTCTCCACCAGTATTAAGATAATCAAATAACCTATTTACATCTTCTCCTTCAAGAGCTGTTTTACTATATAGTAAATCATTATTTTTACTTACCTGTTCTCTAAGTTTTAATAAGTTACCAGCAGCGTCATCCATTCTTACTATAGCTGGTGCTTTTATAATTTGGTCAAACCGCTTTCCCATATCATCAAAAATTTCCTGACGACGTTGTTCAAATGTATATTGACCTGAGCCTACAGCCATTTCTAAAGCTGCAAGATCTTTACCATTTTCACCATACAACAGTCTTTTAAATTCAGCCTGTAATCTTTCAACAGCAAGAGAATCAGTAAGTCCAAGTTTAGTTATAGCTTCTAAAGATTGTTTTTCTCTATAGAATAAATCCACTTTTTCTAAAGCGTCATTAATTTCAGATGCAAAGTTACCAACAGTTAAAACTCTTTTATCTCTAACTCCACCAGTATGTGTCTTATTGTGCATACTTTCTAGGTCTTTAGGAATCGGAGTTTCACCTTCTATATACCAGTCAGCTTCTACAAACTCTTCATACAAACTTCGTATCTGTGAGGTTTCTAATGTACCATCAAAACTAGCTTGCTTTAAAGGTTCTATTTCATCTCTTTCATACTCCCTAGCTTTGACCTTACTTGTAGTTACTGCCTGATCGTGTATTTCTTGCTTTTTAGTGTTTATAATATTTCTAAGTTTTTGTACTCGTGCATTAGCGTTAGCATAAAATAAACTATTTTTGTTTTTTGTTTTATCTAAATATTCACTATAACTTTTATATGTTTTATTTGGTTCGTTAGTAGGTGTAAAAGGTAATTCATCAATTATTCTTAGACCTTCGTCGGGTTCAAGTGCACCTTTGTTAACTAACTTTCCGGCAGTATCAAAAGCAAAGTCTAGTGACTCAGCACCATCAAAGTTATTTTCTTCTTTAATTTGAGCGACTATACCTTCCTTACCATAAAAATTAGATTTTGACTGTTTAACAGCCTTAGTAAATCTTTCACCTACAACTCTTTCTCTTTCGGTTTTTTGTCTATCCTCTAATGTATAAACAAATCTTTGTTGTTCTGTATCAAGTTGTTTAACATATACTGGTAAAACTTTTTCAAATAATTTGCGTTCAAAACGAGGATCGGTAGGATCACCACCTGACGCAATCCAGTTATACGTTGCGGTTCTATATATACTGTTTAAAGTTCTACGTCTGTACTCTGTCCATTCATCTTGTGAGTTTGCACTATCTGCATTATAGTTATCTAAAACATCACCTATAACTAAAGGTCTGCCTTGAGAAATGTAGTAAGACATATGCTCATCTGCTTTACCATCTAACACTTCGTCGGGAATAAAACCTAATTGTAAACCTAGTTTTTCTGCAAGTTGTAAAGTAGTATCACGACCAATTTCACCTAAAGCTAGTGCTTCTTGATAATCTCTGTTATCTTTTAATCCATCAATAACTGTGGTTTGTTCTTCTTGAAATTTTAATCTTTCGTCTTTAAGAAACTCTTTACTTAATCCGTCAGCTTGTTTAGCTATCATCTTTGACCGGAGATCACCTCCTAACTCTACAAACCCGAAAAGAGACTCTAGCCGTTTATCCGTATTCTCGGCGGCTAGTTCTTCTATTTTTATCAGTTGGTCAAAAAGATCTTTAGTGTCCTTTATTCTTTCTTTGCTGTCTTCATTGACAGCTGTAGACATATCAGCAGAGGTCTTGAGGTAATTAGTTTTACTTATATCAGGAACTGCATCTCGTGGCGTACCTACGACGTTCTGAAATGATGAGCTCATACGACCTCCATCTTAACATCTATCTTACTGTAATCAACAGTGAGGTAGTTTTGATCTATTCCTACAGCCATAGGATTCTTTTGTACAACGTCCTGAGCCATAGCTCCACGGAATCTTACATCCTGACCTTTGTAGTTAAACTCGTAGATTTTGTAACCTTGTGGTGATACACCAACTTCTTCTACATTTTCTTTTAGTTTTATGTCAGACCAGCCCTCGCCGGGGGTATAGAATCCACTTGCAGCACTTGCAATCTGTAATCCAAGTTGTAATCCACCTGTCAATCTATCTGTTGGAGGTAATTGAACTGGAGCACCAAACGCTGGAGGAATACCTAGCTTTTCTCTAGCACCGGCATTAGCAGCTTGGAACTTACGTCTTGCACCTTCTTGAGCATACGCCATGTTTCTACCGAACATGTTACGTGTTATACCTTCTATCTCTGATTGACTTCTAAGTAACCCTTGGTACTGTTTTCTACCAAATGTTCTACTTCTACCACCCTCGTCAATTTTCTTTTTACCAAAGTAGGCTGCAACGAGTTTTTGATTTCTTAAACGACCCTTACCTTGAGTATAAATAGCTCTTACGTAAGCGTCACTGAGGTCACGGCTGTACCCCATTACATTTCTGTTTTGAGCTCTTGCTAAACTTGTCTCCTTGTTAAAGAACATTAAGCTCTTTTGTTGGAAGTTAGCATGCTTTTCTTTGTTTCTTTGTCTGGCTGCTCTTCTAGCACCAGCGTTAGCGTCTATGCACACGGCAAAATTCAATAAATGTTACATTGTTCGGCCCGTGTTTCAACTTACGTAAAAACTTAAAGCCAAGAAACTTTAGCAATCTAAGATGTGCCTTGTTTCGACTGTCAACTATATTCCAAAGTAAAGGTTCCGTACGGCTATCGACGAACCGTTTTGCCTGTCTTGCGAATAAAGTCGGTTGTTCATGGATTACATTGGTGCAGAGCATCCAAATATCGCCCTTTCTACCTACGCCTGCCATACCAGCAGCCTTGCCGCTAGGCGACGTAAAATAGACCGCAGAGGGGTCAAAGGACATGGCTGCTAGATACGTTAGGGGATCTAATCCATGGCCCTCTGAGATCTCTCTGAAGTCGTCTGAGCGTAAATTGCAGGCCACCTCTAGGGCAGCCTTTAAAGTTATGGGATGAATGTATTTACTTGAGGTTTTCATATATCGGTTCTAGCTTTTCTATTGTGTCTGCCATCCAAGGTTCCCAAGGCATTTGTTTCATACCTTTTTTTACATAGTTTTCATACCATCTATTGGTTTTCATTCTCCAATAAAAGTATCTAAGTTCTTTTTCTGTTAATTGTACGTTATACACGGCGGTAATATTTGGGTGAGTAATCCCCTTCCCATGACATTGATCTTAATGTAGCTGGGGCAGGGTGTGATGATGTAAGGGTTATGTCAACATTTGTATTTTTTTCGTATACTGGTACAGTCTGTATGTGCTCTTCTAGATAAGGTGCTCTTGAAGCATTATAAATATCCATAATTGGTGATTCATATACTTCTGTATAATCATTTTTACCTACACGTTCAAGTGTGGTTTCATATAGACCTATCTTACCAAAGTGAAACTTGACTCTGTGTAAAACTAAAGAGGAGTTGACATCAGCTGTAGATCGTTGACCTTCTACTTTAGTTGGATAAAGTGTTGGTAATTTAACTTGATATGGGTATAGATAACCTATTGTAAGTGTCACTCCTTGCCAATTACCCGGTACAGTAAAACTTGTACCCGAAACTGTGGCCTTAGCATATCTGCCTTGGTCTTTAGTAGGGGCTGGTGTACCACCTTCATCTATTACAATCAATTCATGATTAGGTGAGGTTACTGAGCTTAACCAACTAACACCAGAAAAGGTAGTTAGATTTGTAGCTGAGTCAAAGTTACCACCACTAACAGTAGTATGATTATCTACATGTAATAAAAAGTCTACATTATCTATACTTGTTGATGGATCTGAGTCATCCTGTACAAGCTTAATGCTTTGTAAATAGTAATCACTATCTAAAAAGAAATACTCATCATTAATAATAAAATGATAAGTTAATGGATTGTTTAGTTTCCATTTAAACCATGCAGCTTGCACTCTTTTGTCAGCAGACTGAAAATATTTATACCCAAATACTTCATCGGTTCCTGTTTTACCTATTAACACTATAGAGTTTTCTCTAGAGTTAGTCATTAGGTCTATATCTTTTGGTAATAGGGTAGGTACAACTTTACTTACCTCTATAATATTAGGTTCTCCTTCTCGTGCTGAGTTAGCCATCTCGTTAAATCTACTAAACTTACCAGAGTTATCTATATAAGCTACTGTAGTTCCGAGAGATATAGGAGGCATGTCTTCGTTATAATTAAACGTAGCTATGCTTCTCAGTTTAGCTGTATCAGGGTTAAAAACTGTATCGTCTGATGCAAGTAAAAACTGTTGGTTTGTACTAAACACAAGTAAACCAGCATTGATTTCTATACCATCAAATAGATCAGATGGAAACATAGATGCTGCTGATATATCTACAGGGTCAGCTACTGATACTGTCAAAGCTGTTTCTATAAAGAAGTTAGGTTCTCCTAACGTACCCGGTCTAGATGTAACAACATTCTCGCCTGCTAGAAATGCTAGTCTGTTACGAAAGAATAGCACCTTGTTAACACGCTTACCTACAAATGATGGCATAGGGTTTGTAAATGTATCACCTACGTCTCTAGTGCCATATGTAAATTGTTTTACAGTAAATGTAGTTGTGCCTGTACGTTGTATAACTAAAGGCATATTAGTTAGTGTTGTAGTTATACCCGGTAAAGCACACTCTGTCCAAGAGCCACTACCATCTTTATCGTTTTGACCTTCAAATTTTAAGTAGTAATCATCTTCTTCTGATCGTAGTGCGTTAGCTACTCGTACTATATAACCATGTTTACACTGGTTTGGTAGATTTTGTACATCATTAACGGAGCTTTGCATGACTCTCATTAGGTCATTTTCTACAACATTAACTGTAAAAGAGTTGGTGCTAGATAGATAAATACCATTACCTATTTGTTTACCAGTAATACCACTAGGTAAATCTGATATAATACCACCAATAATTGTGTCAGCGGTTACAGCTGTTTGTGCATCAAAAGGTGTAGGCTCTGGACGTATAAGACCATCGCCATTACTACTAATTGTAGCGTTTATTTGAGTAGTTTCTATCTCTTCTACACGTATAGTATAGGTAGCATTACCACCTCCAGATGCTCCACCACTTGCTGAGTCTAGAGTTACAGTAACTGTATCACCTACAACCCAACCTTCACCACCATGTAATAATACTACTTCTCTTTGGTAGCTACATCTGTAGTTGTCACCATCTGGTCCATCGCTACTAGCACTGTAGTCAGGGCTGACACCTTGCTGTCCTAAAATGTTAAGTCTAAATATTAAATTTTTCTTGGAACCTGAGTCCACACTAAATACTTGTGTACCAATACCGGGGCAAGTACCTGTGCCATTAGATTCATCAAGTGTATCACTTTGTATTTTAATACGTGTAGCACGAGTAAGAGTAGTAACATCAGCGGTTCTAAATACATCAATACCATATTGTCTTCCGTTTTCTGTTCGTAATAATTCCAGCATTGCAAAGTGTGCATCTGGTCTAGCTGTTGATGTACCAGTCTCTCCTACTAATGTATTAGAGTTAGTAGTATCACGATTACTCACAAAGGTAGTATCATTGATAGTTAAAAACTGTAGGTTTTCTGGTGTGCTTGTAGCTAGGTAGTTTTGTATAGCAGTCTGACCTCCTGTGCCGTAGGCTGTGGTCATCTGTGTACCGTCACTACAACGCCATACTCTGACCTGACCATCAGCTGCTACTTGTCCTATATATGATCCCTCTGTCTCGTCACGAAAGTAATGAAACCAAGATCCACCACTTTGTACATTAGCGAGTGGGCTAGTTCCTATTCTTTTAGAGCCCGGTCTTTTAAACAGTCCTTTTGTAACGTCTGGTATAGCGTTTACTATTTCTGTTACTTGACCGGGAAACTTTAGGTTGTCAGGCTGTTCTGACATGCCTAGTGAGAACTGAGGGATAGTTTGTGTTACGCTTGCCATTATCGTCTAAGGTTTTTCCAAGGTTGGTAAGTTTGATATGCAGTGTCATCAGGGAATCCAAACATGCTGTGATCTCCTTGGTTACACTCGTATTCTTGTAGAGCTGCTCTAGCTAAACTAGCTTGATTAGTTAATAATCTAACTAGGTTAGGGTTTGCAACTAGCTGTGTAGCTGCTGCGGCAGATGCTCTGTATGTAATAAATCGTCTAAATACAATAGGTAGATCTTCAAAGTTATATAATCTAACAACGTCAAGATCTATACTATCTATAGATGAAAAGTCATCTGTATGATCTTGCTTGTCATACAAAAATCCATTACGACGTACAAGATTGTACTCTCTGCGTATGTGATTATCATGTACATCCATAGATAATATATCGTTACCTATAGCTATTTTGCCAGTCACAGAATCAGGTGTATATTTTACATGCTTTTCTGTGTTAAAGTGCCACCCCTCTGCCTGCGTGTCTACGTTGGCATCACGGAGTAGGTTGTATATAAATGCTATTTCTGGGTTATCAAAGTTTAGAGTTGTTAAAGGTGATTGACCTATAGCCCCCAGTATATTGTTTACTGCGGACAGTTCTGTGTCGATGTCAATAGTTGTGGTTGCCATAAGAAAAAAAGGGAGCCGAAGCCCCCGTATAAAAAATAAATTAAGAGAAAGCTGAAGGCTTAGTTGCTGTTCCAGCGAATAATTCAACTGATGCAGCAGGGTTAAGTGCGTCTGCTCCCATAGCTAGGCGACCTAAAATTACGTCACCTTGGTATACAACTGAAATGTCTCCAGATGTTACCTGTACTTGTGGTCCTATTGCTTCAACAACACCAGCAGCTTCCTTCTGGAAGATTAATCCGCATGAGTTCTCGAAGTCAGAGTTACCATTACCGTAAGAGTTAACAGTCTTAGTAGTTGATGTACCAGCTGTCTCGTCTTCCATAACAACTTCTGTGAAGCTGCCTGTATTTCCGGGATCTGTGATGCCGGGGTTTGTTGCAGAACCTGTACCGTACTTAGTACCAAATCTACCAAAGAACGGAATGTTCATTGACTTGAAGAT